CACAGCCAACGTTTGAATCACCTGTTTGTGCAGGTTGGTGATGTCTTCTGCGTTCACCGCTTGGAGAATTTTAGAACCGTCTTGACCGGTCCAGCCCTTGCGCGCGGCTTGATAGGCGTTCATCTGCTTGATGTCCGCGATGGACGATGCCACCACATCAGGTGCCGGATTGGCCGCAGCCAAGTTGATCGTGTTGATCTTGTCGGCCTTCCACGTTTGGTCATGGCTGATCTCAAGTTGATCGCCCTCGAACTTGGAAAGCTCCGATATACTTTGAAGTTGCAACGCGGTCGCGCGCTTCGAGTAGATGCGCTTCTGCTCGTCGTTGTCGAGAGCATCCACGTTCTTCGAGATGCGATCCTTCCACCACGCTGCGGTATCCGTGGTCAAGCCTTTGGCATACGCTCCTTGCCGGGTGGTGCGCGCATCCTGCTCGTACTGAATGTAGTCCGCCTTGTCCTGGGCTTCAGTCTTGAAGATCGCGTCAGCATTCTCACGCTGCTGCATGTCGTAGGCGACCGCAGCAAGGCCGGTGCCGGCAACTTGAAGCGACTTGCCGAACGCCATCTGATCGACCGAGCGCGAATCAAGCAGCGCGGGCGATGCGATGCTCTCTACCCGCGCGTTGGGCAGCGGAGCCGGTGTTGCCTGGGGATTGTCGTAGGTAGGAACTTGCATGGCTAGGTGAGCGTTGCGCCGCTCTTACGAATGTTGTACCAGCTCGACGCTACCGAGCCCACTCCGGTGAGCAACGTAGTGGCTGCATCCAGCCCAGGACGTTCCGCGCCCGCTCGGTAGCGCAGGAACCGCGCGTTGTTGCGGTCGTTCGTTGCAGCCACGTCGTAGCCCCACGCTTCCTTGAGCGCATTGTCCTTGATGATCTGCGAATCGCGCTCGCTCATGACTTCGGTGCCTTCGAGGATAGCCATTGGCGATCCGCTTTCCAGGCTCACACCGCTTGCCGCCAAGCCGGCGCGTTGCGTCCCTTCGAGCTGCCGGGCTTTGAATCGCGCATTCTGCACAGCGACTTCACCGCGGTACTTCGCGTCCGCGGACTTCGCCGTGTCCAATGCCGCATTGGTGTCCGCGGTGTTGGCTTGGATTTCGTAAGCCGCCTTGTCCGACTTGCCTTTGGTGTACGCGGCAGCGGTAGCCATGAGCGTGCCCGCACCTTGGATACCCAACGCTGCCGGGCCTAGATCAGATGCGCTGCACATACGTCACTTCCTTTCGCATACCGATACCGTGATCGTAATAGCCAAGAGCGGTGAACATTTTCGCCGTCTTGCCGTTATCGATTCCCGCGCTCACACCAAGCTCAAGCATCTTCACCCCGCGCTCGGCGGCTGTAGCTTCGAACGCTCGCACCAGCCGCAAGAATGCGGTGCATCCCCTGTGCGCCGGGTCCACGAAGATCGCCACATCCGACGCGATCTTGTCGTGGCCCCACAAATGTTCGACCACCACAAAAGCCAGCAAGCCGACGATTGTCTCATCTTTGCAGGCCACTAAGATACCGTTATTGGCGATCAACCGTTCGATCACCACTGCTGCTTTCTCGATAGAGAAATCCAGCTTCAGAAAGTTTGGCCCTTCATCACGCATACGCCGCCCGAGCGAGAGCAATTCTTCCGCGTCGGCCGGCGTGGCTAGTCTGATGCTAACCACCGACTGCCACCTTCAACGACATCGCCAGCACGGTGAGCGGCAATGGATTCTCTTGGCGAATAGCGATCCCGCCGTCTTGGTTCCAGCTCGGATCGATCTTAATGGGGAACATCCCGCTCACCATGTTGGGCGGTGAACCCCACGGCTCGGTCGTGCGCTGCTTGACTTCGCGCAGCTTGGTCAAGCTCGGCCCGACCTTGATGGTGGAAGATTGGTAGACGCGCAGCATCACTTCGTCCACGTTCTTCGTCACGCCTTGACCGGATGCTGCTGCCTCGAATGAAAGCGGCAGCGTTTCGATGTCGCAGTTATAACCGATGCCGACAGAGATGACGCTCGCAGCTTGCGGCAAAGCTATCGCCCCGTTGGTGACAACCAATCCCGGTATAACTGCGCCGTCTGCGAGCACCGTAACTGGCACGCCTTCAAGATGGTAAAGCCCTCCGGTGATGGCCGCGGTCGGCGCTCCGTTGTAGGTGCTGCCGGCATCCACGAAGAACGAAGACGCGAGCGTAGTCAGTTGCCGCGTGCGCTGACGTTCGAAATACCGCACCGTGCGGCCATTGATGACCCGACGAATGATTGCGTAGAGCACATCCTCCGTGCCCTCGGGTGTGGCGCAGACCGATTCGAAGAATCCGGTGGTGTCTCTGTGGAACCACGCGACCACTTGTTGATCGGGCACATAGGTGAGCCCAAGCAGCACACCATCGGAACGCACCGCCCAGGCGAATGAGTATGGCGCTCGCGTGTACGCCATGCTCTTGATCGTGAACGTGTCGAAAAGATGCGGAGCCATAACCGACAAGTCATTCGATCGGTAGCTCTGCTGTTGCCAGATAAAGTTCAACTCTCGAACTCGGCATCCCCTATCCTGTGCGTACAACACCGAGCCGCCGACCACGATAGGCGTGACGTTGCTCGCTCCAACGTAGTCTTCAGGTGTGTACGAAATGTTGGAAGGCGTCACCGGGCCTTGGCCGCTCGAATTCAATTTCCACTCACCGCCCGACGTGAGAAGAATCAAATCGGTGCTCGGAATGATATGGCGAATAGTGTCTGCGCGACGCGCTTTGAGCTGCACCGAGATGCTATCGTCGGCCAGTCCAGGTATGCGGTACGTCAAATTGCTTTCAGTTCCCGAGCGCGTGGCGAACACACCCTGCGGTGCATTATTCGAGCCGGCGAACCAGCGACGACCTTGGTAGTAACCGACCGTGCCAGGGAAATTGTTCGCGGTAGAGATGACATCATTCGAGATGGGCGGCGTGAACGTGGCATCGGGAAGAATGTTGGCATCAACGAAAGTTCCCGCCAGCGAAGAAGAGCCGATGAAGCCGTACAGCCCATTTGCTTTTTTGTAAATGTTGTAGCGCAGAAACGTAGTGCTCGACGGCAGTGGCGATGGCATCAACCGAATGCTGTTGCTATGCCCGACAACAGTTAGGTCGTTGTACACACCGACGAGTCGAGCAAGCCCGCTCGTGCCGGCGAACACACCGAAGCCCGTAGTGCCAAGAGCTACCCCGGTGTTCTCATCTCGAATAGTGAAGGTGTTCAACGCTGGAACAGTGTTGATGATGCCGAAGTAAGGCTGCGCCGGGAAGCCGGCAATAGTGAAGTTCTCCAAACACACCGGATCGCCTACGACGAAACCGTGATTCACGTTGGTGGTAAACACGCCAGGACTGGCGTTGGTCATAGCCGTCACCCACCCGGCCAAGCCTTGCGCAACGCCGATGCCGCCCGCCGCGATAGACGTGGTGTCTATGCTGACAGCAGCATTCAATCGACGCATCGTGAAGGTGGTGGCTAGTGGAACGCTGTCCACTTGGCCGATGAAGTAGTCAAACCAACCGTTCGCTCCTACCACAGTCACGACAGCGACGATCTGATTCACCACGAATCCGTGCGCGGCAGCAGTAGTGAACAATGCAGCAACCGCGCTCGTGACGCTATTGATACCGGCTACCGCTCCGGTGGTGGTGTGCATACGCGGACGATACGATTGCGATTCTTCCAGCGTGCCGTTGAGCGTGAAGGTGATTAGGTATTCTTGCAGCTTGGGCGCGCCGCCACCGCCGACAGTGAACATCAACTGGCTCGCGGAATTCACCGGCACAGCGATGGGTGCCATGCTGGCAATCGCCAACGTCCAGTTCACCGCGCCAAGCCGCTTCAGCTCTCGCTTGTCGTAGCTCGGATGTGTAATCGTCATCACATCCGCTGACTGCGTGTAGTGCAAATCTTGCAGGTCCGCTTCTAAGTAAGGGGATGCGATCTCGTACACACGCGCGCCTGTGCCGCCAGCGGTGTACGCACCATACGCCGTCGTGTTGATGTTCGTGCCGTCGAAGTAGGTGAGCTGGTAGGTGTTCGCTGCCGCTCCCGCAACAGTCACGAAGCGCCCGTTCAGTTGCGTCATGCCGCCGATGCCGGATAAGAAGATGACTTGTCCATTGGCGTAGCCATGCGCGTTCTGCGTCACCACGCCAGGGTTGGCCTGGGTGATCGCGGTGATCGCACCGCCCGCTTCGAGCACGGTGCCTGCTTGCGTGTGGAAACGGATGTACTGATCTCCAAACTCCAACTGATAGGCTTGCGCCGTGTTGAAGATGAACGGGATGAGCACCGACTGCTTGGCGCTGTTCTTCGTTTCGAGGATGTACTCGAAGCCTGGGCTGTTGACGACAGGACCGTGCGGCAACACTTCAAAATTGCGGCACGTCTTCAGCCCGGTTTGAAACTTGGATAGATCGATGCGCCCGAACAATTCAGGCGTAATCTCACCCGCAGAGAAGGAGCGAGTAAGTGTTGCGACTCTCATGCGCGAGCTGCTATTGAAGCCGGCGTGGAGTTATTGTACGGATTGGACTGCCGAGCGTTGGCGTCAGACATTTGAGCCCTCGGCAAATCGAACTTCAGGAACATCTCAAGCTGCTTCTCCGCGACCGCGACACCATCCGTTCCTTTGATGATCGGTCCGGCGAGAAACGATGCGAGATAGCGCGCGAGCGCTTGCACCATGAGCGGCGTGAACTTACCGGTGTCGGTCAAGGTTACCCGGTAAATCATCTGCGCTAAGTCGGTGTTCGTGTACACCACTTGGCTGTCGTCGTCAAGCGATTCGACAACGAAATCCTGCGAGTTGAGTGTGTCGGTCGCAGCCGGCGTAAGGATGTTCGTGTTGACCGTCGAGAACAGATCGGGTAGCGCGTCGGGCATCAAGACCGCAATCGGCTGAATGCACTTGTTTGGAAGCGCGTAAGCAAACGCCCAACCGATCGGTGGTGTGATGGCGAGTTTGGCGAGATTGGCACGGCGCGTGTTGCAGCGCCAGGGATGTATCTCCAGCAGCGCATCGCGCGCCATCGGGTAGAACCGAGCGCAGTGCATCGCTTGTACGCTGCCATCGGGCGGCGTGATCGCCGTGACTACGGCCTCATCACCGAGATGCCCGAGCGCGGTATTGCAGATGTCAACTTCAGACGCCATACGCTTCCCCTCTAAACAAAACGGGAGCTGCTAGCAGCTCCCGTTATCCAGCGACCTTGCAGCCGGTGAGCTAGGCGAGATCGTCGGCGAGAGCTGGTTGGCCGGCCTTGACCGGTTTGAACCACGTCGGCGCAATGGTGATCTTCTTTCCGGTTTCCTTGCCGAGAACGTCTTTCTCGTTCTCCACCTTGGCCGTCATGATCGACTCGGGCATCACGAATTCCTCGCCCGGTTCGCGCAGGGCAGTGCCGTCGAAACCCCGGCCGATTGCCACCACTCGGATCATCTTCACGTCTTTCCCCATGCGCTTCCTTTCTTTCCTGGGTTAAACTACTCGGCCGGTTTGGCTTCCTCGACCGGTTTGGCTTCTTCGACCGGTACGGGCTCGAACCAGCGCGGAGCGACAGGATTGCCCTCAGCGTCCTTCTTCGCGGTCATCAACGATTCGGGCACCACGAACCGCTCACCCGCTTCGTACACCGCTCCGAGATACAGCCCGCGACGCAGCGCCACGACCGCGACCATCTTTTTTTCTTCCGACATGATCTTTCCTTTTCGAGAGTTGAGCCGCCAGCACTACGCTGGCGGCATCGTTGGTTACACGTCGATGGTGAAGCCGACCGGGTAGATGACGTTGCGCTGCACGTCCGGCGAAATCCATCCGAGAATCGCACCCGCGGTGAACGGGCCGGTGGCAACCGTGTAGCGCAGCCCCAGGAACCGTTTGTAATTGTCGTAGGGTAGCGCCACGCGCACGAGCACCGTGTTCTTCAGGATAGCGGCCTTGCCGATGGCAGCGGTCGAGAAGTGGACGACCGGCGAAGACGCAAGCGTCGCAGCCGAGTCCGATTCGAGCGTGATGGTGAGCGTTGCGGCACCCGCTGCCGCGAAGTCGGCCGAACCGTCCGATTGCACGAACAGAATGGTTTCGGCGGGATTCACGCCCTCGTCCGCGAGAGCCGGCGATGCCGCCTGTCGCAGATCGATGACGTTGGCCGAGATCGCTGTGGCCGTTACTGCCGAACCGGACTTCACACCCGCAGCGGTGGTGGTGCCGTCGAAAGTCGTTTGGAGATCGATGAACATTTGGTGTGCCCTTTCTGTTTGGGGTTGGCCGCTCGGGAGCTACGATACGACGGCTTCGGTGGTCAGGATTTGATCCACCGTGCGGATGGGCACGCCGAAGAACTCGGTCTGCTTCTGCACGTAGCCCGGCGACACCGTACCGAACTGGTTGGCCGCATCACGGATCGAGAGCGCGGCGTTCGACTTGTCGATGGCGGCGACCGAGAGCATTTCCTTCACGGTGCGCGTTGCGTAGAACACCGGAGTGCCCATACCCATGAAGGGGATGCGCGCCATTGCGCGGGTCATCAACTTGATGAGCGCGGTGGCTGCGGTCGGCGCTTGCGAACCGGTTTGGCCCACGAGATCGGACACGTCGATGTTGGCGATGCGAACCACGTAGCGCCAGTCGCGCACCGTCAGGCCGCACTTCCACTGCCAGTGGTCGGCCAGCGCGCGGTAGCGGTTGTTGTTGGAGTCGAACGCATCGATCAAGCCCAGGTCTTCGTGGTTGAGCCCCGCCTTCGAGCCCTTGGGGAACAGACCGATCACGGTGTTTTTGCCCCATACCACGAGCCACACGCTCGTGTTGTCCGCGCCGGCACCGCCCGCGCTGATGACGTTCTGACCGTTGACGGCACCCGAGATCGTCGAGAAGCGCGGTGCCAGCCCCATGAAGCGCTCGGGGTTGACCGCGGTGTTTCCGTAGATCAGCGTTTGCGCCATCGCTTGGTTCATGGCTTCGAGGAACGCCTGGGCTTCCAGCAGCCGGAAGGATTTGTCGTTGCCGTTCAGCGCAGCCACGTCCTTGTCCAGCTCGGCGCGCGTTTCGAGCATCCCGCAGGCGTCTTCGATCTGCGCTCGCACGGTCTTGCTCGGGGGCACGCCCTGATACATCTGCCGCCAGATCGCGGTGGGGAGTCCCGTTCGCACGGTCGTCTTGTGGCCGGTCGGAAGGTTGCCTTCCATGAACGGCATGTCGAGCAGGATTTCGTTGGTCTGATTCAGCAGCTCCACTACCGTGGCGGTGGAACCGTCCGGGTCGAGAGACTTGGCCCAATCCAGCAACGTGACCTTGCCGCTCACGCCGATGGTCGCGCCGGTTTGACCGAACATCTGCCGGACGCCGACGACTTGGCCCCCGAGCACCCACGCTGCGAAATACGGAACGCCGTAGATCAGCGCGAAGGCGAAGATGAACGGAACCAGTAGGGCAAGGATATGCTGGATCATTTTGGTGCTCCTCTTATGAAAAAAGTTTCACGAATTGGGCCACAACGATTCTTCGGGCGACTTCGGGCCGGTGCGCGCTTCGGTGCCGCCGATGAACTTGTCGTCGGGACCGACGAGCTTGCCGATGCGGTAAGCCCATCGCACCATCTCGGGATGGTTGCCCATGCCGCTGTCTTTCAGAAACTTCTCCAGCGCGGGCGTGCCGAATAGCTTGAAAGTTTTCTGAGCGATGGCGGAATTCTCCGCGAACTTGTCGCCGCCGTACTCGGGATCGATAGCTGATTTGGCGATCCACTCGTCGCTTGCCGTGCGGGCAAGACCGAGCACAGACGCCACGTGGTTCTTGGCGACGACCGGCGCGAGCCGATCCACGATGGCCTGCGCATCTTCCTGAGATAGACCCAGGTCGCGCGCCACGGTTCGGAATTCGGTGATGACCGGAGCGTCGAGCTGTATGCCCTCGGGCGGTGTGAAGTCCGCGTACTCCTTGGGGGCGAGCGCGCGTCGCGCTTCGAGCTTCGTAGCTTTTTCCGCTGTTTCCGCGGCGGCTTTGGCAGTCGCCTTGTCGGCGTCTTCCTTGGCACGTGCTTCCGCGGAGAGTCCAGCGCGGCGAGCGCTTTCGGTGGTGGCTGCTTCCGCCTTCTTGGCAGCGGCGTCCGCGTCGGCTGTTGCTTTTGCGGCAGCGGTAGCATCGGCTGTCGCTTTCGCAGCAGTTTCCGCAGCGGCCTTTGCCTCGGGCGAATCGGCAGCAGGAGCGACGACGGCAGCGGTCGTCGCAGCAGGGGCGTTCGCTGGTGCAGCGGTTTGTGCAGCGTTGGGCGCTGCGGCTGCGGCCGGGGCGACGGTTGCGGCGGCGGGTGCTCCCGCGGTCGCTACGCCTGCTGTGCCTTCTTCAGCCATGCTTGGTGCTCACCGATCATTTCGTTGTACCGCTCCGGGCAAAGCTCATGTATCTCTGCTTCCAACCGCTGACCTATGTTCATCTCACCGCACCGAAATGCCACGTCGCCATCAGGCGAACCGAGCCGGTACGGATTGCGGTGTAAGCCGGTCAAGCTCAACAACCGCCACATGAATCTTCGGCCCTGACGATGACCCATCAGCCACTTGAGATCGGTCACTTCCAACGCACGCAGTTGGCGCTCTGCTGCTTCCGCTTCGGTTGCAGCCGCTTCCTCTGCGCGGGTGTCGTAAGGATCGCGCTCCCGCGTGGGCTTCGCCATCGATGCGGATACTACGCGCGCTTCATCGAATCATGGGCACCGCGAGAAAGCTACGTCGCGTCCGGCCACAGCTTCGCCGCTTTGTCCGGCGAGTTGTTGCCGTCGATCAATCTCATCGCGGTGATCTGCAACGATGCGCGCAAATCCGCTGTGCCATCCGCGTTCTTGGTGGCACTCGTGCGCGTCACTTCAACGCTCGCCACGAGCGTGAACGTGTTCGCTACATCCGGCAGCGGAATGCCAAGCTTCTTCAGAACTTCGTCATCGAGATCGAGACACAGCCCCCACGGATATGCAGGCGCGTCATCGATGCTCGCCGGCATCGCGTACTCGTCCGGTTGCTTCGGATCGAGCTTCATCGAGATGAGCTTGGGTTTGACTCTGCCCATCGGTGCGTCGGTGGCAGCGGAATTGACCATGTGTTTCTCCAGTTCGTTGAAAGTTATTCTTCGGTACCGAACACCGTGCCGTCGAGCGTTTCGCCCGCGCCCGCACCGGTTGCCGTCAGCGGATTGTTCGCTGCCGCCGAGAGAATGCCGTTGCCGGGTAGCAGCAACAGCGTCGGTGTGTTCACAACGATTGCCGGCAGACGAAAGATGATCGTGCCCCCGGTGCCGTCCCGAATGGTGATCGCGCCGGTCAGAACGCCCTCGGCGAAATAGATGCCCATGAAGCGGAATTTCTTTCCCGCAGCCGGCGTCCAGATCGTCGCCTCGGGATTGATGACCGCAGCGGCAATGATCTTGAAGATGTTCGGTGTGCGCAACATCTCCGGGGGTGAGCCGGCTACTGCAAAATCGAGTGACGACATATTCGCTGCTCCTGGTTGACTACGCTGCTACCGCTTGCCCCGGTCCTGAGTACCCGCTGAACTGCGAGATCACATCGGTCAAAGCGTTCTGCTCCATCGGCCCGGTCTTGGCTTGCGAAAGCGTCTTGGCGGTGTCCGCAGCCGCAGCCATCTGCTGCGCCTTCGCCGCGGCGGCTTGCCGCTGCGCGCGGGTCTGCCGGATGAGCGCCACTTTGTCGTTCGCCACAACGTACTCGGGATCGACACCGAGCATGTCGGCGTAGCCATCGATGATGTCGTCGAAGTCGAGCTTGTCCAGGGCATCCGGTTGCTGACCGGACTTCTCCTGAAGCATGGCAATGTTGCCCACCGTCATCACGAGCCGGTCAACACCCTGCACACCGATGGCGCGTTGCGCCTGCGCGAGCATCGACACAAACTCCACATTCAGCTCTTGGCCCTGCATCTCCTGGGGCGGCGGCGGCACGATCCCGGTTTCGATCATGCGGTCGAACGTTATGTCGATCTTCGGTTTCAACAGCTCGTTGTGCAGGCGTTCGAGCACCGGCCCGAGCATCAGCAATTTCTCCTCGTGGCGCTCGGCGACTTCGCGCGCCGAGATCGGCTGTACGCCGCTGCCGT